TAATGGTGATAGTCACTCATTTCTTTCGACCGCCTGTCATAATAGTTTTTCGCGCCTGGTACCCGAACAAAAAGTTCGCGGTGTCCTGTGCGCTGATGTGAACGTGTGTAAGCCACTCTTGATCTCGGTAACGACCAGACAAAAGGACTGTGGCAAACGTAAAATCAGTGAGAACCTTTTTTATCGTCTCAAACCTCAGTCTCTCGCGCTCGGGCGGGAGAGGATCAGGATCGGGGCGATGAAATAAAACTTCGTTTCTGCCGCACTTAATACAAATAGCAATCGTTCTGTGCTGGCCTTCGTCTTCGATTCGCTCCGGCCAACCACAATTGGAGCAAGTGTGAATGATTTCCATAGAACCTCCGCAGAGCGTTCTTGCCATAATCTCGCCAACATTCTCGCCAAATTGAGTGGAAGGCTCTCCAATACGAAAAGCCTTCCTCTCTAAAAAGTTTACAGACCAAGACCAACTTCTCACTCGGTTGTCGAGGGAACCAATCCGGCTCCCGCAACCACCGAAAAGATTAGCTGGAAGAAGTCTCCGACTGAAGACGCCGGATGACCTGGGTTGTTCCAGGCCGCAGGGTGTTCGTGTACTTCACGTTGTAAGACACCCACCCACCGATCTGACGTGCAGGATCGGCAACGGAACCCTGGGCAGGAGCTTCCTGAATCAGCAAGCGGTAATTCTTCTCGCCGGATTCGGGGTTCTTCCCAAGGAACACAGAGAACAACGCATCATCTGCGAAAATGTATGTGTTGTAGTAGGTGTTGTTGGCAATCGTGGAGCTAGGAGCAGTCGTGGTCTGCTTGAACCGTGTGCCTGCGAACTGGATCACTTCCTCGTTCGCTAACGGAGCCATCAGCTTGTCTACTGTGGACTCGTTGCGTTTGAGGATGTCGGTCAGTCCGTTAGCAGACGTGTCATTCAGAACGTCATGCACAACAAACGGATGGATGATTCCGCCCCAGTACCCGTCTTTGGTCAACGGACGGGCATTGACGCCTGCCAATTGCTGGGTAGCGGTACGAATGTTGGAAGCGGTCAGATAGCTTCCGTTCGCCAACAGGATGTTGACGGATGCGTCAACCGCGACGGATGCGTCGGCAGTCAACTGAACTAGGGAGTTGAGAGTCAAGGCCAACCGATAGTTCAATTCGGTGGACAGGTTTTGAAGCAATGACGGATCGTCAATCGCAACGTCCATTGCCAGGTCGGAACTGTTGATGAAATCCGCATACTGACCGATGGTCGCAACGATTTTGGTTGACGACTCGCTGATAGGAGATCCGACTGTTCCCTCTGCCGCCTGGTTGGTGTTAGCTGCCAGTAAGGCGTAGGTGAAGAATTGGATTTGGTTCCCAGAACGGAGCGGCAAAGGTTTTTGCTTTGTCATGCTCATAAAAGGCGTCTGGGCCTTAAGGTTGGGAATCGCGCCACGCTCGTAGTAGATAGCCACGAGGTTAGGAAGCGAACCCGAAGTTTGGATTGATGCTGGTGAAAAAGCCATGATAATTTACCTCGAAAGGTTTGTCCTGCTTTTTAGCGCCGAGTTCCTAACCTAGACTTCCGGATGTCCGAGAGTAATTTCTCGATATCTCCGGTAGACATGTTATCAAACTCTTCGACTGTGGGCGCTTTATCGGACTCGTCCGGAAGAACCGCGCTTACGGTTTCTCTCGTGCGAATCCCCAAAGCCGCTCGCGGACGCCTGGTTAATCGAACAATCCGTTCGTCTTCAGGCGGTGCTGCTGGTTTAACGGGTGCTGCTGGGACGACTGGCGCTGCCGGTTTTACTGGTTCGGCTGGAGTTTCTGGCTCGGGATTCAAGTCTTGGAGATCCAACAATCCGTCGTTCACCAAGTCCTCGTAAGCTTCGTCCAAATTCTCTGATGTAAACTTTCCAGCGTTGTAAAGGACTCCAACGAGCGCATTAGGATCGCGTCCGTTTAGAGGTTGACTAAGCTTGTACTTGCACAGCCAAGCAATCAACGCTTCGAAGTTCTTCTCGTATGTAATGTACTCGGGATGACGCCCCACAAACTCTTTTGCGATCCCCTCTGCCGATAGCTCGTCAGAAGCGTCTTTCCCCGTCTTTGCAGACTGGGCGAGTTGGGCGATTGTCATTCCGGTCTTCTTGAAAAACCACTCCTCAAACGCCTCGTCAGGATTGTCCTGCAACTTTGTCTTCAATGCGAAGATATCGTCGGCAGTCAGAGCCCCAACAGGGGTAACTACTGCGGGTTGGGATACCGGAGCAGCGGGTTCACCACTACCGTCGATTCCCAATTTCGTGCGCTTGTTCAACTCTCGGATCTTTTGAGTCGCGTGCATCTTTCCTGCGGAGAGATTAACAAGCAATTCATCTTTAGTGTTCCCGTAGAAAATTTCCAGCGGGGCACCTGTATTCGAATCGAGAGTGGCTTTCCATCCTTTCGTCCCGTGCTCAATTGTGACGGAAGCGCCATCCTCGTACTGGTAAACCTGGGGAGCGTCCCCCTTGGGAGCCGGTGTTACTGGCTCCGCTGGGGTTGCTGGTGCTGAGGGGACAACCGTTGGATTGTCCTCGTCAGCTATTTTTTGTAAATCATCTGCAAGGGACCCGCCGTCTCCGCGTGTATCGAGAGGAGCGAAGTCATCCAAACCAGATGCAAACGGATCGTCCGAAAACGGATCGGGAACTACTGATTCGTTGTTAGCCATTTTAAATCTCCTTGGACCCCTGGCAATCCGCCAGAACGGTCAATTGGATTCCCCTTAAAAAAGGGGTCTTACTGCGACGTGCTTATTCTTGTTGGTCCCAACCCGACTTTGATGTCCGCTAGAATCGTGATGCTTTTTTAAAGCGGGGGTCCGGAAAACGATGTTGCATACGCGACAGGTAGCTTTGAAGAGATAGTTCGCGTATTTTGCTTTGCGAATGGGATTGGACATTCTTTTGGGCAATCCCTTTTGCGCTTTGCGGTGCTTCGTGATTGGCATGGCAATACACCTCCTACAGTGTAATTGTCATGGCAACCTCCTTTCTGTCGCTGCATTTAGCGCGACATCGTATCATGATTTTTGGAACAAAAACTATATACTTTTCGTTATAAAAACGGGCGTCTTTTTATAACGAATTTTATAAGAAAAAGATACCAATTTTTCTTACAAACTCTCGGGTGGAACTTGGCTGTTTCGCAACGCCTGTTTCAAGACCGAGGGTGTCGGCGCATTTACTGCTCGGAAGATGTCTTCCTGAAATTTGATGTAGAAGCTTTTCAGCGCATAGGCAACTGCGTGAGCTTCTTTCAGCGTCGTACTTCCAGGAGACATGATGACCAACGCCTCAGCGGCATCGTCCACATAGCTCTTGATACTATCGAGAATGATCTGCCAAGATTCCGTTTGAATGTGGGGGGCCAACGTGCGACCCTTATCCCATAAAACTATTTCAAATTTTTCTTCGTCGGTAAGGTTTCGACCGAGTGCTGATTCAACTCGATCCACCATCATGTTTTCTATGTTTGCCATTCGCATTGTCCTTTATCTGACAATCGATTTAGATTAAGTTCCGCCGAACTGAGTTGCCGAGGGCTCACCAGTTGTTTCGAACGGAGTCGCTGCTTTTCTCAACGTCTCTCGTAACACGTCCCGACCGGCGCGAGCGACGTTCTCCTGGTCACTTATGTCGGCTTTATTATCGTGCTGTTGCTGCTGTTGCGCCGCCATTGCTTGAGCCTTGGCCGCTGCTAAGGCCGCAGGAGAATTCTGTTGGGCTCGTTGCTGTTCTTCCGCAGTCATGTTGACTACAATATCCTCGAAGGTCTTCCAATCGGATACCTCGAAGAACATTTGCAGAACTTCGTCGATCTTAACTTTCTTACCTTGAATAGCTAACTGTTGAGTAGTTTGCTCGCTGGTTAAGAATTGAACCAAAATCGGCAAGGCTTGTGCCATTGCGCGTCGTGCCTGCAACTTTGCGGCTGCTAAAATTTGGAACTTCACTCGGGCATTCAAAATCTCTACAACATCGCCTTTCTCTTTAAAGAAGGCGTCTTCCAATTCCTCGCTCAGAATATGCTTGATCGTACTGATCGGGAGCAGAGCGCGGTTCAACTCGTGAGCGTGATACAGAAACGGAACGATCACATTGTCGGCCAGCTTCTCTACGAAGTCCGCAACTCGTGATCCGGCACCGGCTGCAAGAAGGTTCGCACCGGAAGCAGTTCGTGCCAAACTGGAATGTCCGCTTTGCCCTGCCACGCCTTGCATACCAGGATCGCTGACACCGGAAATACGCTCGGCCCTTGACTCCGAAAGCTGCAAGTGTTGGGTAGCTTCCGGCACGGCAGGGAGTCGGTCCAAAACTTTGAAGTCATCTTTATTATCAACCTCCACAATCTTTCCAGGTGATATCCGAATGCTCTGAGTGGGAACACTCTTGCCTCGCACGCGGAGATAGACACCATTCAAATTCAAAGAGGCGTTATCTAAGTAGAGATTCGTCAATCCTTGCTGCAACCGTTGCTCGGCCCCGATTACCTTTGCAAGGCCCATTGACCAAAATGCCTCGGGAACGTCCCACCAGCCAATAGAAAGGAAGGGGATTTCGCCGTAAGGGTTTTCGTCGTTACAAATAACAAGCTTCTTATTCAGAACGACGATATATCTTTCATCGTCCCACCGTTCAAGAACTTCGAGCGGCTGGCTGAAAGGGTCTTCTGTCGTCTGTTCGAATCGAGCTTCAGCACGGGCATCCCACAGAGGGTTCTTGATTGCTACCTCGGAGAGCGCAGCTTCAACCGGCTCTTTCGGAGGTAAGAACAATTCCAAAAGTTTAGTCCGAGAAGGAATTTTATACCCAGGTCGCTCCCGAAGTTTGTCAAGATCTTTCCAGGTTAAAAACAGACGATGGATAACATACTTCCCTTTGTTGATACTTGGAACGTTGAGACCTGGATCGACAAGAACGTAGCGGAGATTCGTAACGTGCTCGAACACCGGCCTATCGACGTACTCTTCAATAATCTGCTCTTCAATTTCATCTTCGTCGTTTGGATCAATGGTGAGATCCGGAAGTGACGGGTCCACATTCGGAACCTTTGTTACAGCCGAGGGGCGAACGTACATCTTACGTTCCCGCGTAAATGTCTCCCAACCCCACTTCCAAATTCCGGTTCCAAAAAGAACCGCATTGAAGCATCCACGCTTAAGTTCCTCGCGGAAATGAATGTCTTCTAATTGGTACCCCAGCAAAGCGCCAACAGCACGAGCCGTCTGAGCGGAAGTTCCTGGTCGCTTCTGAATCATAAACGGAGGATCGTCGTAAAACAATCCGTTTATGATTTGCGGAACCAACGAGTTTACCGCCGTAGCAACAGTGAAGAAAGGTACGTTCGCCCTCTCGGACTGCGTACCTTCCCAATATTGTGCAGTATACGGAGACTGGTACAATGTCGTGGCAGACGGCCACTGCATCACCCAAGCCTTCGTTGAGGCGAAATTCTCCGCCCGTAGTGCATCCTGGATAACAAGTTTCAAAGCAGGGTCATTTCCCCAAACTCTATTAGCGAGCGCGGCCTTTGCTTCATCCGGTGTTATCGGAGCATGTGTGTTGACTGATGGTTGTTCGAGCAGCATGGTTCACTCAGTCCAGCAAAGATTTATTTAATGGATACTTTCGGGTCCGCGACTTCACCGGCCTTCGTTTTTGTGTGACCTTTGCAGGTAATCGAGCCACCTTCGAGATCGACACCACAGGGCTCGTCGAGCGCCGTGCTACCTTCGTCGTTTGTGGCAACGGGGAACGACTTTCCGCCCTTACCCCATTCCGAAGGTCCGCCCTTAGAAGCTGACTCCGCGTCCCTCGGGCTACCCAAGAGATCGCTCTCGATGACTTGATCTTTTGCAACAGCATCACCCTTCTTGCCGGACAACTTCACTTTGAAGTCTTCGCCCTTAGCCTTATAGGGATCTTTCTGTTCGAGTGTTTCCTCTACAAATTTATCTTTCTCTGCCATGATCGTTTCCTCTGCTACAAATTTAATAATCCTACCCCAGAATTCCGCTGCCGAGAATTGGATCTAGTCCATTCGGAGACGCCTTAATTCCGGAATCTTCAGACACAGTGACAATGGGATTTTGAAGAGGCTCTGTCACCCAAGTCAATTCGCCCGTATCGGGGTTGTGCGACAATAAAAAACCACCATACGGATTCTGGTAACCTTCTTCGTACAGTAGCTTCCAGCCAGCTTCAACACTACTGTAGGTCTGCATTTCATTCTTAACGATTGTTTGAGCCATTGCCGGTGCGTGTTTCAACTGGCGAGAAATCACATCCGGAATGTCATCGTGACCGCTGCCGGTCATGCACTTTTCAAACTCGCTGTACAAGATACTTAGAAACGGTAGATGGGCTGCAAACTTCAACCGGCCATCAAAAATCCACGGCTGCATCGCCGCCATCCGAATCTTCTTAGCGTCTTTGTTCGTTTCTGCCGTTACCCAATCAATTCGGTGCATCAAAGAGATTACGTTCGAATCGCCAGTCTCTAATGCTTTCGATTTAATTGCAGGCTCTAAGAGCCGTGATCCAGCGGCATCTTCAATCGAGATAACCCAAGGACGATACTTCAAAGCAAAGTCTACGACAGCCTTCGCCAATTCTGAGGGAGTAAATCGCGCTCGAATAAGATCGTGGATGAAGCACTGTCCCTTGTCATTCCAAATTGCCGAGGACGCAGTACAATAGTCGCGCCCCTTCTTCTTACTAAATGCGAAATCCCAGGTTTGGCTAATCGGTCCCCTGGAAGGTAGCTCGGTAAACTGAACGGTGTTAGCGAGCAATTTCTCTTTCTCGAAAATCGTGAAGCTGGCCGGTCTTGGATTCTGGTTAAGCTGACCTTCGAACGTTTCTTCGTTTTCATTAAACTCTCGAAGCAACCACGCATACGACATGATCTGAGGAAGAAGTAGACTACATCCCTCGGGTCCGGCATCCTTATAGGTTACTGGCTTCCCTTCGACCTTGAGTCTCTGAACAACCTCCGGTTTAATGACAATAGCTCGGCCAACAAGAATCTTAGTGGAGGTGCTGGCGTTTTCGGTGTACTCCCAACAGGGGTTCGTGGTAGTCTTGATATCCCCGACATTCTTTTCAATAAGCACGCCGTAATGATCTTCATCGGCATACCGCGTTCCAATGAGTTCAAAGTAGTAGCCACCTGTCCGGAGAAGTTTCTTCGCAAGAAAGATCTTCTTTGAAATCGACTGGCATTGCTCAGGGCTCTCGGAATTGCGGTCGCAAACCGAGTCGTCCGCTTTTATAAGTTCAAAGTGCAACCCTGATTTTGTTGATCCAATCGAAGACGCCATAACTGTCGGCTCTTTTCGATGGACGTTCTTTGCTGCCCAGAGAGGACAGGTAAACTCAAATTGGTTTCCCGCATCGAGTTCTTTTTCGGTCATACAAAACTCGGGAAAGAAGAGGTTCATCAAACTAACATCCCCTTCTTTAACCGCGAAGTGGCCCTTCAACTCGCGGACGAAACCGACAGCTAAATCATCAACGCCGGTCAGGAACAGGATTCGGATGTCAGGGAAGTTCAGAATCCACTGAACAGCATCGCAGACATCAATCGTACTTTTGAAACCACCACGAGGCCAGAGGAGGAGCCGGTTTTGAAATTCGTCCTGCTCCGCTACGGGTTTCGTGTTGTTCTTCTGAACGAAGAAGTCGCAAACAATTTGGTATTCCTCGCGGGAAATTTTGTTTTCCTTAATGTGCTTATCCACACCGGCAGGATTGGTTCCCCATGAGAAATACTTGACTAGCCAAAACAGATCAGTACGGGTTCTACGGCGAACCTCGCGGGTCATAGGAACCTTGTCCAGACCCACTGCCTGGAGGTTTTGCAAACTGGTCCTTACATCAACGCGGGTGATATAGTTGTACAAATCTTCATCTGGAATCTTTTCTAACCCGCCATATTTTTCTGTCAGGCTGTCGAATGTTTCGAGCATTTAAGTTGTGTACCAAATAAACAACTCACCGCTATCGATCTTTGTAACGATGAAGTCTTTCCATCTCACGCCGACTCCTCCGCCGCCACCCCCGCGATTAAGACGAACGTAACAGCCCTTAAACTGAGCTTGGGCAGTGTGCGTGAAGAGAACTTGCCCGTTGATGTCGGTGATAATAAGCTCGTGGCCTCCCGCACTGGGGTTGTCCCATTTAATCACACGAGGGTAGATCTGAAGATTATTCGGAGCACTTCCGCCGTTCTGCCAAGACAGCGCCATTATCGAGTCGATCAGGATTGGGTTTCCCTGAGAGCCTAAGTTGAACCCGACCGCATTTGAGGTACCCGTCTTCGCCGTCAAGGTCGAAGTTGCGGTGAACGTTCCGTCGCCGGTTCCTGTAAAAATCATCAGGCCGGTCAAGGTGGCGACGCCGAGGACGAAATCCCCAGCTTGATCGAGGGTATCATTCGAACCGGAGCCTAAACCCGAAACAACACCGACTAGCGGAGGATCGGGAGAAATCACTACGTTATCCGCAGAAGCGTCGAACAGAATAATCGGATTGTCAAACTGATCTTGCGCCGTCAAGGTGTTGATTCCAGTAAACGGCAGCGTGTACACTTGACTAGACCCAAGAACAAAAACGAAATGATCGAGTGCAGCGGCCAAGACATCAACCGCTTTAGGAGCCATGAACCCGCCGCCCTCAGCAAGAGCCGAGGTCTTCACGCCATCTGTAAACTGAATAATCTGGTTGAGCGCCGCCAGGTACAACTTGGTTTTTAACTGAGTCCCGTCAGCAAGCGCCTGTCCCGTATTAAACACAAGAGACGTAGCCGTTCCAAAAGGAATGACTGCGGCAAGCCGATCAGTGACCGTGGGATCTGTCGTGTCCGGAGCCGGTGCGACACCAGAAAAGGTAATGTTCTTTCCACCTGGGAAATCGTAAGTCAAATCGATGTTCCCGTAAGCATCAATCGCTCGAATTTCGAGAATCTGAAATTGGACGCCTGCTACAACTGTTGGTCCGTTGTCTGTGTTGTAATCGAATACGGCTATCGTACCCGCAGTCACAACAACATTCAACCTGTCGGCACCGGCAGCAACGATGACGCCATCGGTACATGCGATGTCTACAGTCTCGGCTTTCGTCAGCACCATATCTGAGGTCGCAACACCCGCAACAAACGTCACGGTGCAATTAAGCCCGAAGGATCGTGCTATATTGTTTTTATCTTTTGTACTCGGTCCCGCAGTCAGCGGAGGAACCGCCGCGCCGCTGAAAATTAGGCCGTGGTCGCCGATGTAGCTGGTACTGTCCGCCGTTATTGTAATTGGATTGACAACTCCTGCCACCTCGGCAGCACCACCAGTAATCACAAACTTGGAGGTAATCCCGAGGAGATTCGAATTGCCGGTTTTTGCCGAAACAGCAGAAGTGGCCGTGAAGAAGTTGCCTGCTGCCGCGTTCCCGCCAGCGCCCGTGTAGATAAGAGACCCGAATAGATTCGCCACACCGTTTACAAAATCTCCGGCTTGATCCAAGGTGTCGTTGCTTCCAGAACCCAAACCAGTGATTATGCCTGCCACGTAAGCTCCATTCGGAGTAATCTGCACGTTGTCGGCGGAAGCGTCGAATGTTAATTTCGGGTTGTCATACTGATCTTGAGCCGTTAAAGTATTGGTGCTAATAAACGCGACCGTTGAACGCTGCCCGTCAGCCAAGGCAAAAGCGAAGTGGTCGATAACCGCCGCAGCAACATCGACGGCTTTTGGAACTAGGAACCCAGCAGTCTCGTTGGTCAACGATGTGACCGTGCCGTCTGTGAAGGCGATCACCTGAGCGAGCCCTGCGAGGTATAAAAGAACGTCGAGTTGGGTAGCATCCGAAACCGCAACACCGTTAGTAAAATTGATTGCGGTCGCAACACCGAAAGCCTTGGCAGTCGCGGTATTGTCGCTGACCGTTGGGGCCGTCGTATCCGGCGCAAGACCAATTCCTGAAAACGTCAAGTTCTTTCCGGCAGGAAAATGATATGTGGGATCGATATTTCCCCAAGCGTCAACTGCATTAATTGTTAAAATCTGAAATACAGCACCCGCAATCTGGGAGGCACCTGAAGTATTCCAGTCAAAATATTGGGCTGTTCCGGCTGACACAACAACATTCAACCTGTCGGCACCGGCAGCACTGATCGAACCATCGGTACAAGCGATGTCTATCGTCTCAGCCTTTAAGAGAACCGTGCTGGAAGTCGCAACACCGGCCACAAAGGTCAGAGTGCAAGGAGCGCCGAAATCTACAGGAGTGGCGTTCTTGTCCGCAGTTGTGGGGTGACCTGTGATTCCAACAAACGGAGGATCGGCGGCTCCACTGAAGGTGATCGCATGATCGCCAACGTAACCCGCGTCGTCCGCTGTAATGGTGATGACTTGACTAGATCCGGCGACCTGTGCTCCGGCACCAGTGATAGTGAATTTTGTTGCTGGCATAGCTGCCTCTTATGTCGTGAAGTAGATGTAAAGTTTCCCGCTGTCGAGTGTAACAAGCTGCCATTCAGCTTCCCAGCGCACCCCTTCAGCTACATCAAAAGTTTCGCCCTGTCCGTTTGCTACGCACGTATGCTTGAACAAAATGTTCCCAAGATGATCGTCAATCTCGAACACGTCACCAGCAGCAACCGGCGCGTCCCATTTAATGACGCGAGGGTAGATCGTCAGATCGTTGGGGACCCCAGCAATCGTGGTTTGATATCCACCAGCCATGACCCCATCGAGAATAATTGGATTACTTGAAAAGTCGTTAGCCATGTTTTATTCCTGTGAAACAAGAAGTGAAGCAGGCACTCTATATTTCGTGCTTGTTGCCCCGCTTACGTCGGATGTATTCTAGGACAGCCTCAAATGCAAAATGATCGGCCTGGTCCTCTTTCAAAGTTTTTCCGGACTGCTCTTGCAGCGCGTGCTTGTACTCGTGCGCCAAAGTTAAAAGTGAAATCGCTGAGTATTCAGGATAGAAAAGTCCGGTGGCTAAGTAGATCAACTTCACACCTTTCGTTTTCTTCCCGTCGTGATAAATCCCGTAGTAAGGCGCGGAATCACTGTCTTCGTCGTCCGGAAGATCTCTTCGATCCGATTCTATTTCTGCGTCCGGTAAAACGATAAGATGGACATCCTTCTTTAAGGGATACTCACTGTTCAAAAATTTGACGAAGCTCTTTAATTCTTTCGCGGAATTGGGGAGACGACCTTGGATGTACAGCATAGCCTTCTCCGATTGCTTTGATCCGAGGATATCTTTGACTGCCATACTCAACTCCGAAGGTACTCTATTCCCTTTGCCAATACATCCACCGAATCGCAAGCAAATCCAATCATTAGATTACACGACCGGCAAAGCAACCCACGAACTGTTCCAGTCAGATGGTGGTGATCGACAGAGAGCTTCTTCTTACCAGGGAGTCCGCCACAAATCGCGCAACGTCCTTTCTGCGTTTTTAGAAAAACTTCATATTCCTTAAGGGAGATCCGATACTTCCGTTTGTAATTTGCATCTCGGCCATTTTCAATTCGACGTTCTCGATTTTTTGAGTTGTACTCTCGCTGGTACGTTAAAATTTTATGCCTATTCTTTTCTCGCCAGCGACGTTGAATTTCTTTTAGTCGTTCGGGATTCGCGTTTCTCCACTTCCTGTTGTTCTCTCGGACTCGTTCAATATTGGTTTTTCGCCACTGACGTTCGTACTCCGCTCGTGAGGGCACCGACCGAAATGACTTCTGGATAGGTTGCAGTTGTAGCATAGTATTCGGTACAGATCTTTCGGCCAACCTTGATCGCGGAGAAGCTTGTACATTCTCCATCCACGAATTCCCGTTTGTTTACGATGGCAATTTCCCTTCCCTTGGATGTGATCTAACGATAAAAACTCAGGAGTGGAAACATCACAACCACCAGGGCATTGGCATTTCCCGCCATAAGCTTTTATGAATTCTTTTCGCAGCGTCTCTCGTTCATCGGCCTGTCTGCAACGCGAGTCACAGAACTGTTTTGCTGATTTAAGTTTTCTTCCACAATATCGACAGAACATTTCTTATTGCCATCATTCTCCAACTTCGACTTGCTTGGGAACTGCGGAAAGAAAAGTGTGTGGTAACTGTTCATGAGCCTCCTTGGGCTATTTAGATTTTACTTCCTTTCTAATAGTCTGATTTGGCTTCGTGTCGTTATCGATCCGCAGATCCACTTGTTTAGTTATCGCACATTTTGGAATTTCGAGTCCCCCATTAACCTGTTCAGGATTGTCAGCGAAGTGTGGAACGATAATAACTGAGTAATCCAAATCTTTATAAATCCATCCGACAGAATGACACGTCATCGGAGCCGACTCAACTTGATCGGCAACAACCCAACCACGGCCAACTGAACGGCTGTCGATCCATTCGAGATAAACTAGCGGGTAGTCTCCACGCACTATTTATCCTTTCTTTTCAGGAATGTCTGCTCCTGCCGCACGAGCCTTCGACAACAGGATCGCCACTCGTTGTTTCTCCGCCTGGGCTGCGCCGCTTTTATGTCTCGTTCGCTTCAAAATCTTCGGCGGATTCAACTTCATCTCGTGACCCGCAGAACGAAGGATCTTTTGATCTTTCGTTGGAACTTTCTTTTTACCCGACCCAAGCGCACTCGCAGCAGCCCCGCCTTTCGAACGACGATACCGCTTCGCTTGTTTGACGGTAAGAACGGCCTCACCTTTCTCTAACTTAGCGAGCCCCGTCTTGGGAACATTGCTGGTTCCTTTCTTATATGAAGGAACCTTTGGCGCGATTGCCAAATTGGCCGAGCGCGTAGCAGTAGAAGTGGGAGCCGGTTCCGCACCACTTTGAACTTTCATCGCCGGTAGAATTGAACCAAACGGATTAGCCACGAGATACCTTCTTCACTGGATGTCTTCCTGATCCTAACAACCTCGCAGCGCCTTTCCTGGTGCGAAACTTCTTAGCTTGCTTTTTATTCAACACAGCCTCGCCCTTGTGGAGCTTGGCTACGCCAGACTTGGAAACACGCTTCGTTCCTTTCTTATACGACTTTGCTCTCTTCTCTTGAAGGTTGTACAAACGAACCTCTGCCGGAGTCGAGTCACCGATATTCTTTTTGATTCGATAATCACGAAGACGCGACGCGGATTTCGTCAACTCAGCTTCCTCTGCTGCATCACTCTTCGCATCGGAGGCAGCAACAGTCGGCTTGTCTTCAGTCATCTTGTCGATCTTATCTTTGCGTTGGTTGAGAATGTCCGCCGCTTTCTGAAATGGGTTTAGGTCTGCCATGTTATACTCCTTCTCGACCCGTTGGCAGTGGCCCTGGGGGCACAGCTTCCGGACCTGGCGCTGGGGCTGGTGCTTCCGGTACCGGACCTGCTGGTAATCCTGGTCCGCCTGCTCCTACTCCAAAATGATCGGCCACATGACCGGCCAACTCTTCCGCGTCGAGTGCATGGGACTCACCAGGGATAGCTGGTTCATCCGGTCCGCCCTTGAATTCGTGGTCAACAAGGAACTTCCCGTTGTCCGTTCGGCTGATGTGCATACGATGGACGGGATGTTTGGACTTCGACTTCGGTGTTTTCTTTTCGGTGGACTTACTCTTCGGCTTCGATTTCGACTCAGATTTCTTCTCCGATTTCTTTCCACCTAACGTCGATTTGACTCTACTCTCTCTTGCCATGTGACACCTCTACCTACCTATGTTTTTAATTAGTTTGTCTGCTCGATCCACGAGATCCGGAACCACAGCGGGTGGTTTCGACTGCTTTGATCGAACCTCTTCTCGAATCTTATCGTATTTATCTGGTGAAGCAACTGACGGAGCGGTCGATTTGGTCCCGCCTAAAAGGGGTCCGTTCGCTTTCTCATAGTCGCTCACGTTCTTTTGCTTGGCCGCAATACCTGCCCTCTCGTTAGCATCACTCACACCGAAGAAACTAGATACGTGCTCGCCAATTCCTGCACTGGGGAGCGCGTGAATTTCTTCCGGCTCTCCACCTTTATGTTGGTGGGTAGCTTTAATGTACCCGTTATTGGTACGTTCAAGTGACATCCGACTTACTTCTTTTGGCACGGTACTAGATTTCTTTCCGCCGAGCGCCTGAGTAGATCGATTAGGGTCAGCCATGTTAGTCTTCCTCGGGCTCGTCACCCTCTTCAGCTTCTTCGCCTTCCGATTCTTCTAGGCCGAGTGAATGCTCCGCCTTTTCTTCCTCGGGAGTTTCTGACATTTCGTGATGCTCTTCCGATTCCTCTTCCGGATCTCCTGCAAATACGAACTTCTCGTTCACTGAGCAGTGCTTCACCGGATCGATGAATCTGCAACAGCCGTGTACCTTGTCCACGATTGCAAAGGTCTTCCCCCCTACCGTCACCTTATCGGTTTCAGGGTCCTTCAACATGTGTGGTTCGTTACACAATCCTTTAGGTTCTTTGCGGGGCTCGACTGATTGAAGATACCAACAACCGGCGCAATTGAAAGGACCGGCCTCAGAATACTCCGCGCTCGGAGTTCCCATGCCAGCGTCCTTCTTCCAGGGATATTCAGATTTCTTTTCTTCCTTCTTCCCACCTAAAACATTTTTGACTGCCATAGTAGCCTCTAATCAGGAAGCGCCTTCTGTAAAAGTACCCACATTCCTGCGGCTTGACCAAGAAACTTATATTCAGTCTTGTCAAAATTTGTTGCGTTCACCCAAGACAGGACAATCAATCCGCACCACATGAGCCCTGCCCGAACAATTTTGTTTCGAGTCCATTTAACAGGTTTCTTTTTGGACGGCATGGCAACTTCCTACTTCGATGGCTTGTAAAACTTAAGGAAGACTTCCGGCGCGACACACAGAACCACTGCGATAGCTGCGACGTAGTGCGGAGCAAACGCGCCTGTGAGCACGCCTGCGGCAAACAGAATTGCAGAATGCCAGATGACCGGCTTCTGCAAAATGTAAGTATAAAATAGGTCGAGAAACTTTTTCATATTATTCCGGCTCCGGAATTGGCATCATCGAAACCTCAGCAGAATTCAAACTCTCTCCGTTTGGGTTGACGGCACTGACAACATAATAATAAGTCCGTCCAAACGAAACCTGGGAGTCCTGAAAAACACAATCAGTAGAAAGCCAGACAGTATTGTAGGGTCCGCCAGGAGTAAAACTACGTTTGAATCGATAGTGATGAATGTGGTCGGAATCCCGAGCACACGCAGAAATAACTACCAAGAGTCCATCGTAGTGAGCAGCAAAAACGTTAGTAGGAGCAGATGGAGGAATCGCATTCAATGAAAAAGAAAACTGAGTAGAGTTTGGACTCTCGCCGCTTTCATTCATCGCACTGACAACATAATAATACGTTGTCCCGATTAAAACATTGGTATCGAGAAACGTTGTAGGAGATACCCCGATAGCCGTATAGGGTCCACCGTTGACAAGACTTCTTTTATAAACGAAGTAGTCAAAAGCGTCCTGTTCTGATGCCGCAAGCTGAACCGATGCGTCGGGTCCGCGTACAGCTAATGTGAAAACAGGGGCGTGGGCTACTGGCATAGTTCACCTAAATAAGTGGAAGCGGGGACCGGATTCGAACCGGCGATCTCTTGGTTATGAGCCAAGCGGAGTGCCTCTTTCCCACCCCGCAACAAATGGAAGGAAGGCCGATCTTTTATACCGGCCTCCCAATTGTTATCTCTGCGGGGCGAACCCCTGAGATAAACTTAAACGTGGGTCCGCACTTTTCAGCAAGCGTATTGCCAGTCCCACAGGTTGTGCCTCTTTAAACCCGACTCTCCACTCTCGAAGGGATGAATCCTATTGCTCGGGGTACTAGCCCGAGGGGCGGATCTCCCAACGATTGTGATATCGGCCTGCATCCTGCTAAGGAAACGATCCTCGTATCAGATGCAGTTTCAAGGCCGATTGCTTAGACGCGCTCGATTGTGAACTCGTTCAGCTTCACGAATGTCGTCGCATCAGCAGCCGTGTTGATAGAGGTGCTGAGGATGAAATTGATGTCGCTGATTGAGGACACGGCAACCGCAGTCGTAACCGCGTACACAGGCGGAGACGGCAACAGTCCGGCGTTTGATAACGCGGTGACCACGAACTTCGAGCCGGTCAAACGACCGACAGAAGTTGACCACAAGAAGAAGCACTCGGCGTAGAACTGCACGTAGAGGGCTCCGAGGGTCAGGGTGCTGAGTAAGGTTGTGACGGCATTGAGGCCGGTTCCTTGAACACCCGTGGAGGTGACAGGAGCGGCGGCACCAATCTGCCCAACCTGAGAAGCAACGATCTGGTTCAAGGTCAATGTCAATGTGGACCCGCCAATACCGAGGGCGATACCCGCGATCTTGACTTTGAAAGCGTGGTCGTCGTAGGCATTCGATCCGGCGATGTCAGACAGACCAATCGAAATTGCTGACCCAACCGGAAGAGCCGGTGAGGGCAGTCCTGCGTAGTTACCGGCAGCGGGGACTGTGAAGACCTGGAACGCGGTAGCCGCAACCGAGACGGTTTTTGCAGGGAGGTTGTAGAACCCTGCTACTGTGTTGTTGTTAGCCATGATATTCCTCTTTGAGAAATGAGATTAAAGTTGTACTGCGGTGTTACACGCGCTCGATACCGAATTCGTTGAGCTTCACATACGTTGTCCCATTAGCAGCCGTGTCAATCGAAGCACTCAACGTGAAGTTGAGGTCTGCGGCGGACGTGACTGCAAAGCCGGACGAGAATTCCGCGAAGATGGGCGGAGAAGGCAGAAGACCTGCATTTGAAAGCGCACTGACTGACCAGGAGTACCCGTTCAATCTTGCGACTGTGCTGTCCCAGATGATGTCAACTTCGGTGTAGAACTGAACTGAGAGCGCACCGAGAGTTAATGTGGAAAATGGAGTGCAGATCAGATTCAGTCCGGAACCGTCTACGCCAGCAGCCGTCACTGGTTTGGTGGCCCCGATCTGTCCGATGTTGGCTTGGGTGATCTGATTCAGGTTCACGGTGAGAGTGCTGTTTGTGATTCCCAATGCGATGCCGGAGATCTTAATCTTGAAACGATTCCAGGCTCGTGAGTCATTGAGATCGTTGTTCACTGAAAGGGTGAGTGCAGAGCCGACTGGCTGGGCGGGTGAAGGCAGGCCAGGAATGCTGGTCCCAGCAACACCGCCAGCGGGAACTGTGAATGTCTGCTTTGCGACAGTCACCCCGATGAATTTGGCCGGAAGGTTTGTGTACCCCGCGACCGTATTTGAGTTAGCCATAATAAACCTCTTAATGGTTTTTGATTTGTACTGCGTGTCGAGTTCTGCAACGTCCCTTACTGCCGACGTTCTTCTGAAGGTCCTACCCTACTAAAATCTTGCGGCCTCTTCGTACTTCGCCTGATCGAAAGCAAGCTCAAGTGCGCCGGTCGCATTCTCAACATCCCCATAGTGTGGCACCACGAGGTTCCCACCGATACTGAGCACGTCCACGATGTTCCCGTTGATATCAAAAATCGCAGATCCGGAATCGCCATGCTGGGAATCCAATTCAAAAACGTCAACCAGGCGTCCCTTAAAAACATTCTGCGTCAGAAACTTGCCAACGCGCAGATCCTTCACAAACTGAACACCGCTTCCACCTGGGTTCCCCCAGATGAAAACGAATTCCTTATCCCGTAACTTGCGAGGCGTTACCTTTGAAACGTAATCGAACTTCACCCCATCCAGAAAAAGAATCGAGTGGTCGTTCTCGTCCCGATAGATCTTCAGGATCTTGACTCCACTCTTGCCGTCGATGGTCAGGGTCCCAGTGGGTTCCTCGCAATGACTCGCGGTCAACAGTACATGTGGGCCTATCGAGGTGGCACTGCACCCGCTTTGTCCTGCTACGGGGCTCTCCATGTAGATCACATGGGAGGACCCTTCCACTTTCCGTACAGCGGCGTTCTCCGCTCTAAGCTGGATGAAGTCGTTGACCTTCTTGGGGGCCTTGAAGTAGAGGGAGGCGGAGGCTCCGCCAAGGACCCCTACGAGTATTGTGATAAGTAGCTTCTTCATGTGTACTCCTTGTGCGTGAAATAACCCAAGCGGTGGAATACACGGTGAATAACAACTCAGTACCACCCCCTCGGGGTCAGGGCGGGGGGTAGGGCTGATCCAAAATAGGGTCCCCTATCCCCTTGATTTAAAATAATTTAGGCCAATCGGCCACGCCATTGTGTGCATCATATCATTTACCCTCTGCCTTCGTCCGGATCTTCCGGCTCGGGCTCGATCTGTCTCTTCAGTTTGGGTGCGGTCCGATGCGGAGATTGCAGCCTCCGGTCGAGAAAGCCCAGGCACAGCGCAAACCCAATCACTGCAATGAGAAGTCCCCCTGCGTCTGTCCCCGTCAGCGTGACGCGGATCGCTCCCAGCGTGACCAGGAGCAAGCAGATGCGGAGGACATTCATGCAAACCCTTTTTTTTCAATGAGTCAGCGTCATTAAAGTATATCACTCTAATGACACACTTGAAATCCTGTCCAATCTGCGTGGACTCAGCGACTTAGTGGACGTGTCAATTTTTTGACGCTCGACCGGATCGGCAAACTGTCAAATTTTTGACACGAGTATGAATTGTGGTAATCCCTCTCCATATCCCTACACTTACGAGCAGCACCCCAAACGCGAGCAA